CCAATACTGAACCTCTCATTGGCCCCCTTTTATGGGGGTCTTTTTTTTGTAGCTAAGAAATATTATCTAGTGCCCAGCGTCGTGCTAACTCCTCTTCGCGTTCGTCGGTGGAGACCAGAGACAGTTTCCGAAGTTCTGCTAAGTCACTAGCTAGTTTTATATTCTCCTCCCGAAGTCTCTTTGCCTCAACCAAAGAAGATTGTAAGCTTTCTAAAAGTTCTTCTACCAATTCTGCGTTACGCATATTAACTTTCTCCTAACATCATGTCATAGTAACTACAAGCAGCTACTAGTGTTTCTACTAAATCTTCTACATCTACTGTAGGCAAACCATCTTGAAAAATTGTCATACATTCAAAGAAGTCTTTGTCAATATCTGAAACGAAATCTACTGAAGACTCTTGTTCGATAACAGCCGTGTTTTTAAGCAGCCAGTCTAGTGCTTCTGTTGCAGTTAACCTCGTAAACGGCTCCTTAACCATCATTATACTCCGCAGACGCCCCCGCCGCAAGGGTCATTCTCTTCGTATACGACCCCTTTATGTTTAATAGCCTCATCATAAGGGACAACGGAGATTGGTTGCCCTCCACGACTCCCGTCTGGGTAGCAGGTGAATCCTCGGAGTCTTGGAGCATATGTTGCAAGGGTTTTTGCAAACTTGTGCAAATCTTCTGGGGATAAGTCTTTCCCATTCGGGAGGTTGATGGTTGATGAGATGCTTTGGTCCACGTAGTCTTGAACGTCTGCTTGAAAGCTGATTCTTTGTTCTGCATTAGCAGATAAATCGTGAGCCGTGTCAATACTGGAAGGCTTGACGCCCAAGGTTTCAATGAGTGCTTGGGCAGTGCCGTCAACACAGAACTCATACTTCCATCTAGTACCGTCTGTGAGATATCGCCTCTTATAAGCAACAGCATATACTGGCTCAATGCCTGTCGTAGTTCCGGCGAGTATTCCAATTGTTCCTGTAGGTGCAATCGCTCTATACGCGACAGGCTTTGATAAATACAGTCTATTACAATGCTCGTTTGCTGATGCTTCAGACTCATTTTTGTATACCTCTAACCATTTACGAAGCTCCGGGGTAACAACGTATTTGTTATTACGCTTCAACAACCACTCATGTAACCCCATTAACCCAAGACCTAATCGTCTGTTCTTTTCTCGTACCTCATAGACTTTCTCATAAGGCAGGTCTGCTCTTATTGTACCACATACTAAGAACTTTGAGGCAAGGCTTACGATATCCTTGAACTCTTCTAGGGTTTCTATGTTACCTAGATTTATACTACCCAGATTACATACGTCTGAGTCATCCTCGCTAGTCACCTCTGTGCAAGCGTTCCGCAGAGTCTCCTTCGCTTTATCCCCAAAATTAAAACTGAATCCGGGTTCTCCTGTAGTCATAGCCTGTGCTACATTTTTCAAAAAGATTCTATCTTTCCACTTATCCTCTCCAAGATTCAACCAGCTATCACTATAATTTACAGAGATGTTTGTTTGGTCGAGCGTTGCAGGAAAGTTAAAGTTACTTTCTTTTACCTTAGCTAAGGTTAAGCCGGAAGGTTCATGGACCATAGTGTTGTGCCAATCTTTGAGATGTAAGAACTTATCTACATCTCCATGTTCTCTGTCAAGAGATGCGTAGATGGCTGAACGCCTGCTGCCCCCTTGCATAACTCCCCTACCTATGGCATTAACTATCTCCATTAAGGGTAGTGGGCCACTAGCAACACCGCCGGTAGACGCCAGCACTCGACCTTCGGGTCTCAAAATGGAGTAGTCTATTCCTATACCACCACCCAACATAAGACAATTGCTTGCCCTTTTTTTAAGTTCTCCCCACTCTTCACGGGTGTCCTCTTCCGCCTTGAGTAGATAGCAATTATTCCACGCGTGTTTGGGGCGTCCTGCATAATACAAGTAGCGACCACCCGGAATAAATTTCATTGTAGCGATATACTCTACAAGCTGCGACCGCTCATCAGAGCTAAGTAGCGGGTGTTGTGTCCCACTCATGGTGCCACATACGTCATTAACACAGCGAATAGCTAAATTTCTCCAGCTATCTTCTGGCCCTTGTGCGTACTTGTGACGAAAAACATTTTCTCCTAAAGAATTGCGAAAAGGTTCTGACTGCGGCATTAATTTAATTCCTCGTATAGTTTGTTTAACTTCTCGTATGTGTTTCTGAAATTATTTTCGTCAAGCTCTCTTCCAAGGCGGGTGCAGACGTTGTTAGCACCCTCAATAATCGTAGTCGCTAGAAAAATCGTACTCTTCCTCCCGCCGCTGCAACCTGTTTTTTTCTTTGGTGCGGTCGTATTCTTTTTTCTTATTGACTTCGACCCTCTGCCTGTACTTTGGGGTTCGGACTGCTCTTGCATACGGATTATACCTCCTCAGTTGCTTGCGAGTTTTCATATTGTTCGTCATCGAATTTATTTCTCTGCTCAATAAAAGTATCATAGAAAGCTATAAGAATATCTTTGGTAGATAGTCCCAACACTTCGACTACCAACTCAGGGTCATATCTTTCAGAGACATACTCAAGGAGTTCGTCGTTCAGCGGAGTCATGTGTACTCTCGTAGAAGATACGCCATACTCACCTCCATCAAATCGTAATCCCCTTTTGAAACTTCATGCTTCAACAGTATACCTGACCAACTCTGTGCATTTTTCTGTGGTCCTAGATACTCATGGTAGTCTTGATAAAACCTACCACACACTAGGCCGCGCCTTCTTTCTCCAGTGCAAGTAAAGATTTCCCCTACTTGCTTGGCCTGTTGGTGACCCATAGTAAAGCTATGCCCAAGGTTCTTTAGCTTAGTCTCTACCGTACCACCAATGGGGTTAGAAAACAAGCTGGTCGGGTTCACAAAGTAGTGAGAGTAACATACTCCATCCAGTATAAAGATTTTTAAGAATTCATGGGTAGTAACATCCAACTCCCGAAGGGGTTGAAGTATTTGTTCGTCTATGTTAAGAAAGGAACTCATCATTCGCATGTCACCACTCTCTGCTGACCTGATGATGCGAGCTTCGTGGTTACCCACGGCAAAATGAATCTCTGGGTCGTACCGAGAAGAGCGGATAGTCTTTAGAAATTTCCGCATTGCGTCCCAACCCCAGTCATAGTCCTCTTGTACATTCTTGTCTTCCCAACCAGCGTCTCCGGGTTTGTCATAGCTGGAGAGACTTCGCATATCCCACCAATCCCCAATGATAATTATTTTATCGGGCTTATGTTTTCTGAGATATTTTCCTGCCGCTTGTAGGTGGTCAAGCTTAGAGCCGGGGAATATCTGAGTGTCGGGTATCATTGCGTGCTTCATAAGGTTATTCCAAAAACAATTCTCTTAGAGGTAGGAGGACACACTTGGATTTACCACCGTCTCCAATTTGTTTAGTCTTCGTTGCTTTGTACTTGTCAACTAATCTTTTTAAGACAGGTACTGGGAAAACAAGGCTACAGAATTCACCCTCTTTCTTTTCTAAGGTGTGAAACCAGTAGTCACTCTCTGTCTTGGCTATACCTGAAGGTTTACCATTATACTCGTACTCAACGGCAATGTTTCCAGTCCGCTCCCACCAAGACCGCTCGCTCTTTACTTCGATTGTTTTATTTTCAAACATGTCCCGTATTCGTTCTTCTCTTATTTGCCCATACTGCAAATCAATGTCAAACTTAGAGAGTTGGTCAACATTCATTACTATTTTCCTCAACAATTAACATATCAATGTAGTGCTTCGCTTTCCGAAGGTCTTCTATACCCCCTTTCTCTCGCCATCTACAAACATACTTGATTACACAACCTTCTGCAAAAGGAATTCTATTCTTAATAGAAAACTCTGCTGGTTGGATAGCAAAGTTTGTGTAGTACTTCGGGCCATGCGTGGTCAAAGCAGTTAGCTTATCCATGATTGTGGAACCTCCGTCCCTACTTCTGCGGTTATACTGTGCAGCTTACACCAGCCAAGATATGTGTGCTTATGTGCTTTGGTTAGCCAATTATCTCGTTGAAAAAGCATGCGATAGTTTTCCGTTCGAATAACTCCAGACGTTTCTAAGATAGCTATGGTTTTTGTTCTTCCTGCCCCTGTCCACAATCCTTTTGCTTCGACCCAGAGTTCTTGTTCCGGTAACCAGAAATCAGGTAAGTAATTAACACGCTTAGACACAGAAGAGCTAAGACAGGACGAGCAGATTCCACCACGTATTGGGTAAAGGTAGTCAATTTTTCTAGGCTCATACTCAAACAGGATGTCCCGCGCCTCCATATCCTTCGCAATATTGTACTCGTATCTATTCTGATACGGAGCAAAAGACATTTTGTTTTTTCTTTTATATTTTGTACGGGCATTTGTCTGGGATTTTTTTCCAAATCCATAAGAGCGAGGCGTTTCTGTTGTACCTCGCCTTCCAACCGTCTCCGAAGTCCCTTTGATAGTATGGGATAACGACTTCTTGTGCCTTCTCGTTCGTTGTACCATCTGGTAAATACCTCTTAGATTTTTTGTCCCCTATCCCACGAATGCCGGGAATGTTATCTGCATCATCACCCTGCAACATCTGCCTCCAGAACATTAAGTCAGCTTCATTCTCTGAGATAGTGAAGAAGGTATCCTTTACTGGATGATAGTGGTGACCTGCTATTTGTTTCAAGTCTTTGTCTATCGTAATGACTACTGGAGTTCTTCCCTTACTCCTAGCTGTGATGCTTGCGTGTCCGAAGAAATCATCTGCTTCGCAGCCCTCTGAAGAGTATCCGTTATGGTTTATAATTATATATTCCAACAACTTTGCCAAGTGGGTAGGCCGCACAGAATCCTTTCGGTTTGCCTTATACTCGGCATCAACAGACACCCTGAAGTTAGGTCTCTTATGGTTTCCCGTGACAAAAGTTTCGTAAGTTATGTCTTCCGTACCATAATGAGACTCAATCGCAGCAAGGGAGTTGTTGATAAGGCTCTTAACATTGTAGTATGCATTCTCGATAGGCTCTAAGTCTCGCCCCTTATCAATATACTCTTCAGGTACGTGGACAACCACCTCTTTTTTGTACGTCCAAGTCTGCCCCCCATCCTCGGGGGGCTTCCTCTTATCAAAGTAAAAGCTTTTTTCCGCAGCGAAGCCAGCCCGATAGGCTAAGATATCTCCGTCGAAAAGCGCTGTTACCTTCACTCTCTTAGCCAGCCTCTGACATATCTTGTGCTGCCGTTTGCCAGTCAGTTGGCGTTGCTTCCGGGTCTAAAGATTTTTTATCGAGGTCACCAGAACTGTATGCCTCGAAGTAAGCAGCTAAGTCAAGCACATCGTGCTTATCAAAGGGCTTGCCAAGTCCGACAAGACAGTTGACCGCATTACCTAATGAGTTCTGCCGGATGATAGAACGATTACGGTCAAGTTCAACAGGCTTCAGTGCTTGAGAACGTGGTGCAGTACTAGACTGAATAGACGACACGTTTTGTAACGATTGTCCACCCTCTTGTGCATCGTCAGTCTTAGTTGACCAGTTGAGTCTAGTCTGCTCATCAAGTGGTGCCACTGACCCTACAATATTGTGAAAAGTTCGACCACCCTTATCCGCTACCTTGAAAGTAAACCCGACGCTATCCCCAGTCGTAGCATTACCAACCTGAGAGGCGTTGAAAGCCCCATACCAGATGTCACTTGACTCAAACTGGATAGCACCTCGGCCATTCTTTCGAGAAACATTTGCGACAATGCCTTGAATTGATTCACTCATAATTTATATCCTTCTATATATAATTATATAATACAATTAAAATTATAGCAGTAATACTATACCTAGTCAAGCACTATTTTTTACTTCCGAGAAAGTGTTACCAACTGAGAAGTCCACCGGGAACTGTATTGGGCACACAATATCAAACATATCTTTGAGTACTTCGGGAACTGATTCTAACACCTCCTTAATTTCCCCGATTACTCTGTCCTTATGGTCCAAAGAAACCTCACACATGACTGAATCATGTACTGTATTTAGAAGCCACGCATGCTCGTAACCGTGGTTAAGGTAATCGAACAAACGCACTAGCATTATAGCTACAATATCAGACGCTGCCCCCTGAATCGGGTAGTTCTTAACCTTTGTTGGTGGTGGTCTAGCACCCTCTCCATTGTAACTCAGGTTGCCTAGGACTCGATACTCTGTTAGTGGCATACCCATAGGGTTTCGCCATAGACTGGGGATATAGAACCGTGGCACCGCTAGTCTTTTCTCTGGGTCTATATCACCCTCTTCTGATAAGGTAGCTGACACCTCCTCTAAGCCCTCTTCGTGGTACTTCCTAACCCCGGAGTACCTTGTGTAGTACTCGTCTATAAAGGTCTCTGTGAGAGCTGTAGATACACCCCAATTATTAGCGATACCTTTGGCTGACGCACCATATTGCAGCTCAAACGAAAATGCTTTTGCTTGGCGTCGTTCAGTCGGTGTTATAACACCTTCGGGTTTGTCAAATATCTTTGACGCAAAGTAGGTATGCATATCTACCCCGCTATTAATATCCTCGACCAACTGCTTGTCGTTCGAGGCTAAAGCCAGTACACGAATCTCTAATTGTGCATAATCAAACTCCGCAAAGGTAGTCTCGTTTGGTCTGGCTTGGAAAAAATCTTGTATGCTCATAAGTCCTTCTTTCCGTTGATGTTTTGAAAGTTTGGTTTACTGCTTGACAAACGCCCAGTTGCTGTTACGCAATGGTTGAACGATGGGTGGAGTATATCACTGATTGAATAATTTATATACGGTTTATAATAAGTACTAATCTCTTTTGTCAAGTGCCGCAGGCTTTCAAGGTCTGCTACAAAAGATTCAGCTACCTCCCCAGCATCGTGTTTTTTGAGTCGCTTGATAGTCTGTGCGCTACCGTCCGTCTTCCACTTGTTCTTCTGAAAGATTTTTATAGTGCTCTCCGACACTAAGCCCTTGACAAAATATTTTTTAGCTGTTTGTCGCGTCTTGTTCTGCCCCTTTCGCGCCCCGCTTTTATAAACCTCATCCAGTACTTCCGTTACAGTCTCGCTTAACTCTCCAACTAGGTCTGACCCCCACAAACGACGCCCGATTTGCACAGGTGAGCTAGCATTAAACTCTTTTACCGGAAGGTCTCTTGTCCACCGCTGTATAAACTCAGTCGTTAATGAGTCTAACTGCGATTCCTTTTCCTTCATCTCGGCCTTTGCACTGGCGCTATTAAAATAGATTCCGTTGAAAGTCATTTGGGTTGTTGGGATTAGTGAGTTCATCATAGCTGTCATGTATCGCTCGAAGTATTTACATTGTCCTTGGCAAAATTCCTTTTGTTTCAAGAATATTTTCTCAGTTGTCTCTACATCGTCGATAAGATATTCCCGCAGCAACTCCTCATCAATCTCGTCCGAACCTATACCAACTTTAAACCTTTCCTTTATCTCTACATCTTTTTTGAAAGGCACGCCATAGAAATGTGCCACCTCTTCCAGAGAGGTACTATAGGGTGAGCGACCGCGTTGTATGTAAAAGAATTTTTGGGTGTCCCAAAGCGTGTGGTTGGCTAGGTGTAGCCCACGCCGCATTAAGTACAGCAAGTCGAAAGGGATGTTATGTCCTACTAACATACGATGTTCACTAGATACCTCTCGAATGAACTTTGCGTCATGCTCACGACCGATAGTTTTTATCTCTGAACTACCCTCATGCTTATACCCAAGTAAGACTACCTTATTCGACGGCCACAAAGGTGCGGCACCAAAGTGTGGGATTGGTGCTTTGATTGTTGTCTCCAAATCCAACACCGTATACCTGTTAAGATTCATTTTACTTCCTCATATGTTCGCGAGCCACGGTTAAGTGACACTAGCCTAGCCCTCTCCTTGTCTAGTCGAACAGCACACCCGACATTCCTCATTTTTGGGTGCGCCCCCCGTAGTTTGTTCTTCGGGGCGCGAAGGTATCGTATGTCCTCCTCTCCCGCAACGTGCCCAATGGTTACGATAGCGTCCGACTCACCTTGAACAGATGTCTTACTGTTGTATAAGCTACCCATCGTTGGGTACTTGACGTTCTCCGCTGTCGCATCCAGTTGACTAGCTCCAATGACTGGCCCGTGTTTCTTCGCTAACCCTCTCACATACTGTGCGAGCTTTCCGTATCTCTCGGCGATGTTCTGACTTTCTTTCTCAAAGCCTGCAACTTTCCAAATTTGGTCTATGATTATTATGCTAGGCTTACACGCTTCTATGTGTGACTCTATATCATGTATGCTCATGCTTGAATCATCCATGAATCTTACCTTACCGTAGCCAGTCTTCAATGCTGCGATGCGAGTAGCTTCTTTGTCCTTGAGTAGTTCAGCGTTAGTCCATCCCAAAGCTGCTTGAAGTTGCCGAGTCTTTACCCTGTCTGCACCTTCTTCGTTGTTGCACCACAGGATACATTCATCGTCCAGTAGTTGAGATGCAAAGTGTAACACCGCGTTAGATAAGATGGTTGTTTTACCTGAGTCGGGCCGACCAGCAATAATAAGGAAGTCTCCCTTTGAGATGGGGCCAAGCATGGTGTTGAGTTCTGGGATAGGCCATTCATACTTGACATACTCTTGCGCACCATTAAGTAAGTCTGGTACTGATGTGTCAACAAACGACAAGCCATCGTCACCCCCACTCCTGCTCCTCTCATTCTGCCACTCGCGGAACATCTGTTCTACGGTTGAAGATTCCTCCTCGCCCATGCCTACGTGGTGTGCAGCCTCTGATAACTCTAGTGCCCACATCCTGTCGTTCAGCATCCGCATAAGCCCCGGCTTCTCATCCCCTTTGAAAGCGACCATAGTCTCGCACATCGTATTAAACTCTAGGGATTCTTCTTCCGATAGGTTAGGGTTACGCATGTTTACGAACGATTGGAAATCATTCCAATCTATCTCCTCCTTCTCTAAGTCCTCGAAGTATTCGGGGATGTGTCGAAAGATAAATTGCATTTGTTCCGGCAACCTTTGCTCGGGTACTTGAGATAGAAACCTCTTGTAGTTCTGCCTCTTACTAAATACTTTTAGTATATCTGTGTTCATATATTTAATACCTCTCTTAAATCTTTTTCGTTGACGTAGTGCTTCGCTTCCCGCGTCAATAATATTATACCACACTTTTGAGTATTAACAAGTTTCTTTTGTATCTCCTTAGCTTTATCAATTACAGTTAGACTATCGTTGTCTAGCCACACCACTACCCGACCAGTTCTCCACGGCAAATCACAGTGAATGTCTATATAGTTTTGGTTGGATAGGTTTGTACCCATAATGGGTAGGGCGTAGCCGAACCGGCTACACCTTAGCGCACTGAGATAGTCCTCCGTTATCACAAGTAGCTTTGCTGGGTTGTCACTCTGTGTAAAGGGAAACACTGTCTTCCTACCTGACAACATCCACTTAGGGTAGCCCTCCTTGAAGGTACGGGTAGCGACACCGGACACACCGCTGCGCTGCCGATTCTCTTCAGAGTATAGGGGTAAGGATAAGCTAGAGGAGTCCTTTACTCTAGCCCCTATACTATTGTATTCACTGACATTTAACCCTGCCTTAAACCACCAAACTCTAATCTCTTTTGAAAGTTTTTGGAATGGTACGGACTGATAATCCTCCCACTCACTGGGTGTCCAGACTTTCTTCTTAGACTTCCGAGTTTTGGTAGGTGCTTGCGGCTCGAATGCCGTTTGCTGCCCAGAGTAAAAGCCTGTACCTCCACAGTGATGGCAGTATCCTACTACCCCGTTATCCTTTCGCGTAAGATAGAACTTACGCTTAGTGCTGCCTCCTTTACAGTGGTTAATCCTCACGCTGTCACCTATCTCAGAGGGAAAGTGAGTCGAGTATTCCTCAAGGTTAATCAAGCTCATCGAACTCATCTCCCAAGGGGTAGAACCCCTCGTCACTTAACTCTGATTTGTTTGGTGCCATACCAATGCTAGTGCGGCACTCATAGCAGTACGCCTCATGCTCCTGCTTCTCAGCGTCCCAGTGTATCGTCGTTAGCTTGTTGTTACACGCCTTGCACCTCACCGCTAGCTCCCTGTGCCCAGCGCTTTGTCCAACTTAGTTAGTTCACTCTTTGATATTTCCATTCGAGCATTACGAACAGCGTCCGTTGCCATGAACTGTAAGTCTAGAAGCTGGGAATACCAGTAAAGGTCGTTAGTCTTTATGTCGTCCTCATGGTTGCTCATCCCAACTTCTCGGAGCACTTCCATTTTCTTATGCAGACACTGAATGTCGGCAATCAAGAACGCTAGGACTTTAGTTTCGTTGTTCATTTGCAACTCTCCTCTTTATTGTTTTCAACAGCTTCATTCTATCAAGATAGCAGGCGGCGCACCAGTACCACCGTACCAGTGCCCCGCTTACCTCAAACTCCTCATAGCAGTCTACCTTTTTACGACCGCAGTCTTCACAGTTTATCACTCCCCTCATGCTGCTAAGTTCATGTGTTGAGTACATACCTGCACGACTTTCTGGTTACGCAGCTTGTCTATCTTAACCACGTTTGAGTTGGCACGCCGTGGCATGTGCGTACTCCAGTCAGTCAAGGCATTGTACACTGCCCACTGAGTTGACCCCATGTGCGGCTCGTACTTCTCTGCGAATACCTTCTTAAGATAAGAGTAATTTTGATTACGAATACACTTATCATTTAGGTAGTCGTATCCTCGGTGTAGCGCAACACGAATCTCTGGGTCAGTGACATCAGCCAACGCCAGAAAGATATCCTTAGCATCAGCGAAAGTTACTTTCCTGTCGGCCATCCGATGCCACAGGTCTACCTCGTCGCGCATTACATCTACTGCACGATTAACTTGGCGAATACCTGCGTCGATATCTAGTAGGGCGTTATGCTTGGCAGCATACACACCGATAGGATTCTTGAGCCACACCTGACCGTTAAGACAGAAAGCTAAGTGACCTGCGCTATACAGTTCCAACTTTGTAGACCCATCAAAGGAGTTCCTCGCACCGAAGGTGAGGCACACCTTGTCACCTCCCGGTGCCTCAGTCTCCACGGCAGGTAGTCTCACGGTGTAACACATTTGAGCATGGTTCGCAGAGACCTGCGTGTGGTGATGAACTCCCCGTGTATCGAGTCCAGATAAGTAGATACACTTACGAACAGCGTCCGCTGTCTCATAATGCTGCACCGTCTCATACCTAGATGAAGTCATACCGACATAGCTACCGTCAGGGTGGTAGTGGGCTACCTTATTAGGCACCACCTCCCCGTTAGAGTATACCGCATGTGGCATTATCTTCCCCGCCGCATCGCCGTAGTCCGCATCGAGGAGTGGGTCCGGTGTACTCAACCAGCCATTGGTTAGTCTGATAGGTGTAATTGTACTTGTCATTTTATTTTCTCCTAATAGAGATTAATAGTATAGCGTCAAAGTGACGCGCCCTCTTTGCCTACTAAGGTAGTTACTTTACCTTCTCGACAATCGTTGTGACACCACTGTTGGTGTAACACAATAAACAATCTTTGCATTTTTGCCCGGTGCAATTTTCTTTATAACCCTTATGCGATACGTTATTAAATACTCGATGGAATGGTGCTGGCGGAATGTCTACTACCTTATTGACTACGGGATTGCTCCAGACTAACTGTAAGTTAGCGGGTATCTTGTGAGCCTTGAAGTATGGCCGCACTATTGTAACTCGCTTGCTCCACAAAGCAAAGAAGATATCAGGGTATGCCTCGGCAATCTTCATAAGATTATCTAAGTGTATCTCGTTTATCAAGTCACCGTGAGCGGAGAACCTTACACACTTAGTTTTCTTTTTAAATAACTTAAGTAACTGCTCTGGCTGTAGTGGTGCGGCACTTAGTAAGTCGCTGTTGTGCTGCAATGCAGGTTCGAGACTAGGGTACACTCCAATATCGAGAGTTTTCCAACTGTAACATACCCCGCAAATCCAGTTAGGTTTAGGAACATCCTTCATCTCCGCACAGAAAGGATTAGTGCGAGTGTTCGTAGATATCGCTTCGAGTTCCTCTAATTTACCTTGCATTTTACTGACTTTAACTTGAGTTAACATTAGTATCTACACCTCCGAATAAAAGACCCAGTAAT